CATCCCCATAAAAAGCAGCCGTCAACGGGTCGCGCTTAACCTTACGCTTGAGCTGTCTCTGACGAGCAAGACGAAACTCTTTCTCGTCGATGCTTTCGCGCTCTCTGCACTTCTTGATTCTGGCTCTATTGCTTAGTGGCTCAGGCTTCTCGGCATCCACTCCAATGCCGTATCTCCAGACAGCAATCCAGCCGTTTGCTTGTGCTCTACGCCACGACTGGATCTGGACAGCACCTTCTTCCTTGAGCTTTTGCAGCATATCCCTGCTAGAGCGTAGCGTGCAATGTAGGAGGTCTGCTAACTCTCTGCTGGTGTAACCCTTTTGAGAGATCAGGGCAACCAGTTTAGGCAGTCTGGTAGACTTCATTTGTCGTCTAGTCCGAAGTAAAGCACAGCAAAGATAACCGCCAGTCCAATCAAAGCACCCATCACCAGCAAGACGATGATGGTCAGGATGTTTTCAATCATAGTTAAGCCCTTTCAGTTTTAACTCAATGTTTCTGGCGGTCTGCTCGATCTCGCAACCCCCTTTGCCGTATGCTATGCACTTGTGTATCTCCTCTTCGGTGAGGGATACCCACGGCTTTTTGTAGGTCTGGATGTCGTCGTCGTCCACAACCTTGCGGTGTGGGACTGATATTCCTATGTGTCGTGTCATTCTTCATTCTCCACAGAATCGTTAATTAACTGCTGCTTGACCAACTCCAAGCAACCAATTACGGTTGCCATGTAAAGCGTCTCGTCATACTTGTGTATCACTTCTAGCAGTTCGTCCACTAGACCGCCAGCCAACTTGCCTTGATTGAGAATCATGTGTTCTTCTCCTTGAGTTTGGCTTCAATGCCTCTGAAAAATTCACGCCAAAAACTATCGGTCGGGTCTGATGCTTCCATTTTTTCAGCGCAATCTGCAATCTCCTCATCCGTCAGCCCAACCCATGTGCGCTGTGGTGGGGTGGTGTAAAGCATTGATTCATCTTTTGGCTTGTTGAACCACATAACTTGACCACGCCCAAAAGCGTCTTCCAATAATTGACCCACAGGCTCTTGCTCTGGTTGTGCCATGCGATTGACTGCCTTATCCACGCTGGACTGCATCTGATGTTGCATCCCATCAACAAATCCTTCTTCGTAGTCTCTGCCTTTATCTAAGTACGGCTTCTTGCGAAGAATGACTTTGTCAGGGTCTGTTGGATGGTCTTCAAAGGTTGCACTAGCCATTGTTCTTCTCCAACTTAGCCAGTCGGTCACCCAACTCGCGTATACATAACCTAGCGATTGCTAGTTCTTCCATCAGCCTACGCACATGGTCTTGATGCGATGCAATCATGCGGTTGTTTGCTGGCACTTCATACACGGCGGGACGGCTTATCTTTTCCTCGCGTGTGGTCTTACGCATAGCCCTGATGTACTCCTGTTTGATGCGGGATTCCATCTCTATGCGGTTGAACTCTTCGTCTTCGGGTGTCATGGCTCCTCCTGTTCTAAATGTTCTTTGTGGCCGCATGTGTCGCAAAACCAATAGCTCCAATGCGGTTGTGTTGCTAGCTCTCCGTTACAGACGGGACAAGTAGGATACTCATCGTCGTCCAGCTGGTTATCAGAATATACCATATGCACCTCATGTAAATGTTGTAAGTCATCTGTGATATCACCAAGTCTGAAACACCTTACCCGTTGACCCTCCCTCCCCAAGGAGGCGGGCCAAGGCTCTTTATCAGCGAGCATTGCCAAGTTTTTAAGTTGACTATCGGACTGCCAATCCGCCTCCCTTGCATTTTTGGATGCATCCATGGGGTATGTGTAACAAGTTACATCGCTGTTTATTCTTTTCGATTTCTCTACTCAGAGGCGCGGGTCACGCCGAGGTTCCGTGTTCTCTTCCGCGCAACCCATACAGGTTCTTACTATCGTGCGGAGTACGGCTGGCGTGTACAGACAATAAAAAAGCCGCTTGACTAAGTACCTTGGTTGCACCCCCTGTTAGACAGAGGCAAGATACTTAATGAAGCGGCTAAACCATTGTTGTGTGCAACGACAACGGTTTGGATTATACATAAATTCTAGGAGTTGGCAATGCGCTCACATAAAGCAGTGGTGTTTGACTTCCTTGGTATTTGCACAAAGCAAGGAATGATGCGGCGCTAACCCGCATTACGCACTACCAACACGGCTGGGGACTGACTCTCTTCCTTGCGGTGGTCGGTCTGGCCTAGACCATCGCCAATCCCCATGCGTGTTGAAAAAAGTGGGGATCCGTAGACCCCCACAAACCCATTAAAGGAATCATGAAACCGGCAACTGCGATCACCGGAAATTTATTCTACCCCGTAATAAGCAATCAGAGCTGCATCAGCAAATGCTTGACCAGCGCCCTTTTTGTCGAGCTCTCTCCAGTCAGGCCACATCTGTATAGCGCGCGATCTGGCTGCATCCTTGTCTGTACCGATAAGCCCAGCCCGCTTTTTCCAAGCTTGAGGTGGAACAAGTTCCACTGGCATCTTGAACGCCCCCAATATGCCGGCGATTACTCCACAGGAATGCCCAAAACTAAACATCGATGAAACCCCCTGCCCCGGCATCGCCCCCACTTGTTCTACATAGACCTGTACGGGTACATAACTAGCTGAGTAAGGCCTGAGCATAGCCGCCAACGCGCTGGCATTTACTCTGGAACTCTTACCAATCTTCATGATGGGCATCCGATAAGCCTCCGATGGTTGCCCGTTGTAGAGCACCACAACAGCCCCTGAAACGCCGGGGTCGATACCTATTTTTCGCATACTTTTCCTTGGTAAATAAAAAAAACTTGCAAGACATGAAAGAACATGGGTACAATGTGTTGCCATTCTACATTAAAGGAGCAAATCGTGATCATCACGAACAAGTTCAACCTACCGCAGACCTTTGTGAACATCATGAAGCGTCCTACCTACTCTAAGGGCAGAGCACACCTCTCAGCCACAGAGATCATCAACAGCCCGCGTATTGTGCTCTTGCGTAAGAAGCATGAAGACAAGATCGAGAGCGACGTAACAGAGATGGTTTGGTCTATCTTTGGAACTGCGATCCACGGCGTCCTCGAGCACGGCAAAGACGAGAACCACCTAGTCGAAGAGCGCATCAGCACCTCCCTAGACGGCTGGAACATCTCTGGCGCGATTGACTTACAGATCGTTAACGAAGACGGCACCATCACCATCAACGACTACAAGACTTGTGCTGCTTGGTCAGTTATGAATGAGAAGATCGATTGGGAGTACCAGCTCAACATCTACGCATGGCTGGTCGAGAAGGTGAAACAAGTTCCAGTCACCAAGCTGGAGATCGTGGCCGTAATACGCGATTGGAGCCGTCGTGATGCGGCTACCAAGCAGAACTACCCAGACGCCCCGATCAAGGTCATACCGATCAATCTGTGGCCGTTTGAGCAACGCGAGAAGTTCATCCAAGAAAGGATAACCCTCCACTCAAACGCCCTGTTTGAGTCAGAGACGGGGGAGGAGCTGCCACCCTGCACACCAGACGAGATGTGGGAGAAGCAAACAACCTACGCCGTCAAGAAAGATGGTGCAGCGCGGGCTAAGTCTGTTCATGCCACATTCCAAGAGGCCACCATGGCTTTGCCACCCAGTGGCTACAAGATAGAAGTACGCCAAGGCGAGAGAACACGTTGCGCCAACTTCTGCTCAGTCCGTAACTTTTGCTCACAGTGGGAGGAATATGTTCTTCAACAACAGCAAGCCTAATTGCCAAAAGATATGGAGGCTCCATGGATGGGTGCCTCCGACAGAGTACAGAACAGACTATCTGTTCTTACACAGGTGGGGTACCAAATTAGATGGCACCCCGAAACTTAAAACAGGCCCAAAAGGGCCATGGAAACATGGAGTGAAATCATGAAATACAGCATAGAGATCAACACCGAAGATTTAACCTTCATCATTGAGGCAATCAAACTGCGCGCATTTTGCTTGGCAGATGACGTAGAAAGGCAAGCCAAGAACATCAAGGCAGCCCATGAGCAGCTCGAGAAAGAAATCAAAGAAGTCGGTGAGCGCATAGCAAAAAGATCGGCTACATCAGAGCTTGTAAAAGAAGCTGTTGAAGCCAAAGTTATTCCAGAGCAAAAAAGGAAAACTCCCTACGGCTACAAAAGAGACGGCACACCCAAAAAGCGACCCGGTCGTCCACGCCTTGACGAACTGCCATTTTGATGGAAGTTAGACAGATGCGCCCCGACTACTCCATGAAGTTCACTAACCCAGAGGGACAGATCATTGGGACATTGGACTTCAATGGATGGGTTATGACGTTTGATGGCGCTGCAGAAGAGAGCGCTATCAATTTCTTCCACCTAGTCTCGCAGATGTTCTCAAAGCGTCTGGACGAGGAATATCAACGCGGTTTAACAGAAAGAAAACATGACAGTATTTAGAAAACTCCAAGCCGTGAGACATGAGCTGGTCAACTCGGGAATCAAGAAGACTGGCCACAACGCATTTGGCGGTTGGAACTATTACGAGCTGGGCGACTTCATCCCTACAGCCCACAAGCTGTTTGATGCAGTAGGCCTGTGCGGTGTTGTTCGTTTCGGCGATAACGCAACCCTGACAATCTACGATACAGATGACGGCTCATCCGTTGTCTTCACGACTCCCATCGTCTATGCAGAAGCGGCAAAAGGCCAGCCCATCCAGCTCCTCGGTAGCACACACACCTACATTCGGAGGTACCTCTGGTTGCTGGCGCTCGAGCTGGTCGAAGCCGATTCAGTGGACGCTGAGAAGCAAGTAGAGAAAAAGGAAACGATCAAGATCGATCCACCCAAGCCAAAGCAAAAGCCTTTGCCTATCCCGCCACCATTCAAGAACGACATGGTTCAGTGGGAGATCAAAGTAACTGAAAGCACCGAAGCCAACTGGGGCGACATCGTTATGGATGCAGCCAAGGTTTGCTTGGAGCTAACCAAATCGGCTGAAGATGTGCAGAACATTTTCAAGACGAACCGAACTCTCTTTGACAAACTCAAAGTTGAGCACCCCGAGCAGTACGACGAATTGCTCGACCTGTTTAAAAAAGAAAAACTGTCCTTTAAGGAGTAAACCATGGACTATCCAAATCGCGGCACTTTGTGGATGAACAAGTACAAGAAGAAAGATATTCAGCCTGACATGACGGGCGATATCAAGATCGAGCTTGAGCTGATGAAACAACTCATAGCTAGCGCTGAGTCTGATCACGTTGTCATCAAGCTTGATGCTTGGGTCAGCCGTGACAAAGACGGCAACCGCAAAGTTGGCTTGAAGATCAACACCTACAAGAAAGAAGAAGGATCAACTGCAGGAAAGGATCCTTGGGATGACTGATAACACCATTCAGTTTGAAGGTGTCAAGATGGGTTTGAAGCAATCCAAGGACGGCTATGTGCTGACCTTGGCTGTTCACCCAGATGAGCTACCAGACGCGATGATGCGAGACTTTGTTGGCTCGCGTTACGTTGTCGTGATGGTTCGTCTGGGTGACGATGAGCAACCCATGACCCGAGAGAACGAGTTCCCCGGAGATCACGCCGTGAAGACGGCCGGCATTCTCTGTCGTGACCCTGAGTTTTGGGATTGGCTACACGCTAAGGAGTGGCTCATGGAGAAGAACGAGAAGGCTTGTTCTGAGTGGATCTACTCCTATATTGGTATCGAGTCCCGCAAGGAGCTCAAGACCAATCAAGAGGCGCGTGAGTTATTTAATAGGCTAAAAGCCAGTTTTTATGCTTGGAAAAATCAATGAAAAACCTAGTACCCTACAGCGTGTACTTGCCAGTCGAGTACTACGACAAAATCAAAGAGCTGGCTAAAGAGCGAAAGGCCTCTAGCACTGTTAGAGACGCCATTTGTATGATCTTGGACGGCGACGATAAATTCCAAGCTGGCTATAACAAAGCCATCAAGGACGCCATAAAAGAGATTGACGCCATTAAGGAGATCGAGCATATTGCCATACGCGGGAAGTACTTAAACGACCTGTTGGCAACTCAGCTCAAACAATTGGGGGCATAGATGCCAGACCACGACCAAAACCTACGGGATTTGGCCGCCATGTTCGCCATGGTTGGCCTTATCCAAAAGAACTCAGATCCTTTTGAGGTTACGAAAGATGCTTTTATTTACGCCGATCACTACATGGACGCACGAAAACAAGAAGAGGAGGGAATCGTTGCCATCCCAAAACGAAGAAAAGCCGACGTTTAGGGTTTACGGAAAAAGGTTCTGCGCCACCTGCGGGTACTCCAAGAACTTGGATACTGGCAGGGTCGTAGATTACAGAACAGACCGATGGGTTTGTTTCCCATGTTTAGAGAATCCACCACCCAAAGATGTATCGGAACAAGAAACTGACTGACGCTGCCCGCTTGCTACCTTGCCAACATTGCGATAGAAATGACGGCACTGTAGTGGGGGCGCATTCCAACCAGCTGCGCGACGGCAAAGGCAGAGGGCTCAAGGCTGCCGACTACCGAATCGCGGCTTTGTGCTACAGGTGCCACATGGAACTAGACCAAGGCTCCAGACTGGATAAAACCCAGAGAGTTGAGATGTGGGAAGACGCCCATCGCAAAACGATAGGCCTCTTCTTTGAGATGGGGATTATTGGGCCGCTTTAACTTGCTCGTTGAATTTCTTCATCAT